GGATAAAGTCTGTCATAGACAGTACAGGTTCAGGAGCGACAATCGAAGTCACCACAAACAAACCGGAATCTTTAAACCGTATCTGTGAATTGTCATATGACAGTTTAATCTCAAACAGGTAATCCCGCCCATCATGCGTGACGTGCACAACTGCAAGATGCCCGCTTGTCCTGTCAACCCACTCTCCGGCAACTGCGTTGATGGTCTGCGTTTCGGTTTTTCGGTAGTCATCGGCAAATTCGACAAGAGCAGAATTAATGTTCGGGAGAATATCATCATCCTCTAGCAGATCGTCAAGTTCTGCTTCTGCCAAAACCCTTAAATCATTTGCTGTAAACATAAAAATACCCCCCTTTCTGTGGGAGTAGAAAACTTCAAAAGCAAAACTAAAGCACCTCCGTTAGTGGGGGAGTTAAAATTCCGGTTCGGTTTCTTCGTTCAGATTCCTCTATGGACTATGGTAACCAATGCAGTTGATCCCCTTGTCTAAAAAGTCCTTAGGTTCGGTTTCTTCTGGTTCATCCCCGTAGGGTGTTATTGTTATAGGTATTCCTGCAATATTTTTCCCGCCATCTACAAACTCCTGAGCGGACATAAGCAAGCAACCATTTTCCGGCAATTCTCCATTATTCCAATCTGCGTATTTTATATAAGTAATAACAGATTCCATATTATCCCTCCTGTACCGTAGTTAGTCCGCTAACAGTCCAACCTAAACCGCCTTCCGCCACCGGTGTGGTTAAATGTGCTACCGCCTCATCACTTGCGCTAGTTCGTGTCATTCCGGTCGCGCTGAATGTGCTGCCTGTTCGTGTGCATTGAGCGAAAGCGATTAAAGTAGTATCCATGTCCGCAGAAGATAATTGTGTATACTCTAACCATACACTAGGAACTTTTGTGCCTGACACATTTGTATAAGCTCCAGTTACCTTTGTACTACTTAAGTTAAGGGTGTTAGTAATATTATGTAAATTCTGCAAATTCCCTGTTATGAGTTGGCAACCGCCTAAATATAAAGCGTTAATAGTAGAAGGCAAATCGGCTATATCGCCTGTCAGCAAAACACAATTATTAGCATTAAGTGTCTTTACAGGAGGAGCATCTGCTAAATCCCCCGTCATTATGGTACAATTTGCAAGTTGCAATGTGTCTGTTAAAAGAGGGAAGTCTGCCAAATCTCCTATATATTGAGTTGTAGTTGCCCCGTGATAAAGCCTATAGTTTCCCTCCCAACTATCGCTAGTCAAACTCACAATCCCCCCGCCATCAGGAATTATTACATCCGGCTGTTCCGCTGTGCTTGTAGTTATAGGTTCACCCGTGTTATAATCCACCGTTCCGGCAGGGAATGTCCACAATCTCCCGTTAGGATTATTCCAAGAAAAATTGAACCTCCCGGCATCCATCTTGAAATACATCGTTTTTGCTTTCATGCCATAGCGGGAAGGATGTAGGGGCTTATCTAAGCCCTTTATTTGTCGCTCGTAGTCAATTACTGTTTTGTTTATTAGCGGTTGTACTCGTCTTAATGTTGCTACATCCATTTTTACACCTCCACCCAATCAGTACCGTTCGACTGCCAAATCTCCCCTGTATTCACAGCCATAAAGCAAGCTCCAACAGGTACGCTATTTGCGGCAGGTCGTTCATCAACTGTCGCTTTGTAAATCTCCATTAAGCTGCCCGTTAGTTGGGTAGTTGCAGGGGTTGTACCGTCTGTAATTGCGTCCAACTTTGCGTTTAGGGTATCAACCTTCGCTTGCAAAGCCTTTATTTCTGCATTGGTTGCCAGGCTTTCTGCCAGTGCCCCAACAAGTCCAACATCTGTGGCAGTTANGGCTATCAACCGTAATGCCGCCAACCTTTACATATTTGTGTTCGGAATTATAAATGGCGTTCAAAATGTCATTTGTTCCAAAAATCTTGCCCAATTATTTCACCTCCGACTTTTTATCTCCTGCCGGTTTCTTTGGCTCCTCTCCTTCAGGCTCCTTAACCTCGATGAAGTCGATCCCGTTAGCTGGATGTTTTCGTAGGATGTCAATGGCTTTCTTGTCCTCAGTTGCAAACTCACTGTTTTCAAAGACAACCTTTTCGCCACGGTTCAATATGGGAATACCGTTTTTCACCTCGACATATGTTGCCCTAATAAGCACCTGGTAATCTGTATATTTACTGATAAACTTCGCCATAATTCTCCCTCCTAAAAGGTAATGCCTGGGGTTTTTACGCCCCAGGCTTTATAGTTTGATTAAGATACGTTCTTAATAACGGCGTGTGTTTTCGGCAAGCGAACCTCAACGCCAAAACTCGGTCAGGTATTCGTCCTTCTGCTCATCTGCATCATTATCCTGGCGGTTGGTCAGCAGTTTAGTATCTCTGCCCTTTAAGGGCCGATATTTCAGATTGTCCATATCCAGGATAACGCCCATTGAGCCATAGGTAGTACCCTCAAAGAGTTTATGCTTCACCACAAACAGGGTTCCGTGAGTGGACACATACTCTTTGATTGCCACGCCGTAGGTTTTCTCCTTTGGCACGGTCTTGATCTTGGCTTGTGCCCACATGTCGATGACAGTACAGAGCTTTGAGCAAGCATAGAGAATCTTTTCACTTGCACCGTACCGGAAAACATCTCCCAGCCATTCAGAGAACGATTGTTCCGTAAGCGTTACAACCGAACAGTCAAGTACGTTTGCAGTCAAGAATTCCAGAATCCCGCCTGTGGTACGCCGTGGTTTTCCGCTAACAGTGTCCTTCCCTTTTTCACCGAACCACATTGTACGCTCCATGTCCACGGCATGGTTGATCCCATCAAGATGCCTGTACCAATTCATTGCCCTGGGACCATGAGTCTTGGTTGCCTGCAGAGTATTTGTCACGCCTACGGGGGTACGGATGATCTGCGTATAGTTGGTCTTTTTCACAGGCTCATTAAGCATGATCTCCCGCAGTTTTGCACCCTCAGCGTTGGCATTACCGATAATCACAATCGGCACATTGGCAGTATCACCCATCTTTGCGGGTGCAGAAGTGCTGCCCCAGGCACGTGCAACCGTGATTTTGTTGGATGCCGCCAGTTATATCAGATACCAACATAACCTCTCCGGTAGATGGCACCTTAACCAAATCACCGATACGGAAATACTCAACATTGGTCACTTCAAGTTCAGTATTTGCAGCAACCCAGCCAGTGGATGCCTTCTTCGCCAATAGCAGTCCATCTGTTCCCGGGGTCCTGCTCCATCCAGTGAAACTCGGGATTGTCAGCAGGTTCAACCTTCTTCATCTTCTTTGTCAGTGTAATCAGCGGTGACTTATTTGGTTCAAGTTCCGCAATCCTATCTGACATGTCAATTACTAAACGATCGCCTAAAATTGTACCAGTAGAGCTAGTCGCCATCATTAATCACTCCTTCTAAATAATTACCCGAACATGCCACCTTTCCTGAAAGACATAATCCCATTCACAATCTCTTCTTCAGGTGTTGGGTTCGGGTTTGCATTCTTCGCCCCAGCTTTCGGGAGTCCAGCTTTGGTTTTCATCTGTGCTTGCTGGGCCCCCTGCTGAAGCCCTGTTTGATATGCTTGCTGTCCTAATGCCTCTGTCGTGCCAGACTTCACAGCACGGTAGAGGACATCAAGTAAGCCATAGTCTCCGTCTTGCATCTGTCCCTGTGACCGCCTTATCCCCTGCTGCACAATGCCTTCCAGAAACTGCGGATACTTCTCCAGATATTCATCAATCTGATCAGCCATCTCTTCACATCCTGGGAAAAGTGGCTGTCCTGTTTCATCAGTAGCAGTCAGAAGCAAGCTAAGTTCATTCTCTATAGCCTGACCTGCAACCTGCTCCTGTTCCTGCGCCTGAAAGTGTTCATATATAGGCGCAAGATACTGTTCCATTAGATCTGTAACCAANCCCATAGACTGTCTGCCCTGGGTTTTGGGCAAATTCCTGCATGAACTGGTTGTCATAATTCTGCCAATCTTCTTCTGTCCATTCTGCTTCNCTCTTGCTGCGGTTCCTGCTGCTGTTGGGGCTGTGCCTGTGCCTGTTGGCGCAGTTGTCCCAGTTCGTTGCCCATCTGCCCTAATCTCTGCTGCGCTTCTTGGTATGCTCGTGCAAGATCTTCCTGGCTCTTAAACTTGCCTAGAATAAGCTGTTCCTCTTGCTGCTGGTCACCTTCAGTACCGGCCTGTTCTCCAGGTTGACGGTTTCCTTCCTGCTCGCCTTCCTGGGTTTCGGCCCCTTCTACCTCTTGTCCGGTATCAGTGAATTCTTCTTCCGGGGAGGGCTGTTCGGGGTTATCGAAAAGTCCCATTTGTAATTCTCCTTTCTAAATGAAAAACGGGCTGTTTGCCCGCTTATTGTTTAATTAAGTTTTTCCCTGGCCTTCCTAGCCTGTTCAATTCTGTGTTTCACTTCACTAATCAGCATGGCGTATGCCTTCAGTTCCGCCTGGAGTTCCCGCACCTCTGCAATATCAGTAAACGGTCTGCTCTTCAGCGCAGATGTAACAACCTTTTCTCTGCCCTTGATCCAGTTCTCAATATATTCCCAACCCTCGGTCTGGATCATGTCCTCAAGCTGGGCTCCTATTTTTAGACTATCCAACAGCATCACCACCCTTCGGGCTCATAGCCTGGTGGTTGAAACGGCATCTCTTCCACCGGCTCCTGCGGTACACACACTACCAAAGCCACCTGGTACCGCTTCCTGCTGAGGTGGTATTCCTTCCTGCGGCATCATCTCTTCCGGGTGGCATCTCTTCTCCACCCATCCCCTGCATCTGCTCAAGTTGCTCCTGCTGAACCTCTTCCTCTGACTTCAGCAGTTTTTCAACATCCTTCACGCCGTATGCGTCAAATACTCTCTTTTTCAGTTCGTACTGGCGCACGTCCGGCTCATCCTTCATGAGCGAATACAACTCAACCATACCNTCACGGTAGGAGAGTTTGTCCAGCGTACCCTCGATATTGCTCCCAGCCGGCAGGTATTCATATTGACCCGCTAAATCCTCTGGTTTCAGACTGTCAAAGCTGTAATTCCCTTCCTCATCCTTNGAACGGATCTTCCTTTCATCGTCAATGAACTGCTGATTCAGGTGGTCATAAAAGAAACCTANCCGTTTCAGNCCCGCAAGCCTCGAACAGCTTTACCTTTGTTTCAAACCTGATGCTGACGGATTTTTCCCTGATAACGTTTTCAGTGGCNGTCCTCTTCTCTTCTGCCTGTGCCCCTCGTGCTTCCGCATAGGTGGCNGTGGCTTCCTGGATGTCCTGCTTGATAATGCTTTCTTCTTCAAATGCGCCCTCACCAGGTGGAGACATCTTCACCTCTTCCAATGCACCGTCCAGGCTGTCAAGCCATACGATACCGCCAGGACGTGGAACCAAATCAGCAGGGTTAAGCCCGCTGTCCTTCAAGGCTTTCCACATGCCGTATATCGCCATATTGTTGGCATCAATCCTCTGGTTGCGGGTGGTGTTCAGTTCTGCCTGGAGATACTCCATCACCTCAACCAGTGACACCCCATAAAACTCACCATTCAAAGGGTCAAACTGCGCCAAACCAAATGGTTTCTTCCCATGCCAGAAGGGGTTTTCTTCATCCCGGATAATGCGAACCTGGTTAATAAGAGTGCTAACATGATCATCTTCCCACATCTCCAGGAGTTCATGACGCTGACTCCCGACTTCATCTCCTGCGGTTTCGTGCGCTGCACCTATGGCCGCAAGTCTGTCCTGCTTACCCTGGTTTATCTGGTCAGCACCCTGGCGAATTTCTTCCCAGTCACCACTAGTAACCTTGTATATCCCCTGCTCAACCTGCTGTTTTAATTCTGGTTCAGAAATATACCTTCTCCGAATTACCCAGGAACAATCGTCTATACTAGTCCCTTCCGGGTCAGGAAAAAGGTCATCAATGGAAAAAGGCTGCCAGTCTGGGTCATCCCATAGGGGAACCTCAACCGTCCTGAATGTCGTACCCCATAAACACTCCCTGCTGCTCCTGGGGGATTCTCCGCTTTACGGTCCTGGTCTCATACCGCCAGCCGGTTTCAAAAGGACACGCACCATACAGGAGCATATCCGTAATAAGAGTATAAAACCGCTTCATGCTGTCTGCATCTGCTCTGGAAAGCTGGTGGTCAACCAGGGATTCCATGTTTCTGGAGTTCTCCACATCGTCCTCATCCTTGGGGACAAATGAAATCCATGGACGGGTTGCAAATACTGCATTGAGTAGTCTGCGTCCTGATTGTATCTACTGTTGAATAAGTATACGGTATATGCAGGTTACTCCCTGTCCCTCTCCCACTCCGGCANNTCCGGCACGCTCCCCCTGTACATCTTGTACCAGCGCAGCCACTTCATGATCCCAGGGAGCACGCCACCTACGGGACCAGCCGAAACGAGCCATGATAAGGTTTTTCTTCTTTTCAAGGCGATCTGCTTTGCTCAATGGCTTTTATCCCCCCAATCTCCACCAGACTAAAAAACCAGAGAATGGCGTTCTCTGGCCTGGCCTTAATTTGTGTTTTTGTACCTGGCAATCTCCTATGTGTCCAATGATTCTGATGTTTCTGTCCTTGTCAAAAGCGGTAACTGATAACATAGCCTCACCCCTTAATACCCTGTATAATCGCTCAAGCNGGCTCCTTGGGAACACTCTTCGGCATATCCTCCGGCATATTGGCCGCCGGTAACTTCTTCTGCCTGGCGGCCTCAAAGTATATATTCGCATGGACGAAGTGATCGGGACCCGCATTCTCCCAGGTTCTGATCACATTCCCCATCTTGTCTTTCTTCACCAGGTTCACATCCTGGCCGTCTCCTCCAATCACATATAAGGTTTCCCAGTGGTCACACAAGCAGTTTTCAATCACCCCTGCCCTCTGCTCTNCCCACCAGCTGCCTGTCATTCTCATTCAGGTAGNACAGCAACCTCTGATTTTTCGTAGGTTTCAATCATGGAANTCAATGGCCNCTGGTACGATGGATATAAACAATGACCGGANTTTCTCCCCCCCGCTCGATGAATTCAACGGCATCCTTGCGTTTGTCATTGTAGTCGTAAATCGCTCTATACGCCCGCCCTGGATGTCGTTGGACAAACTTGGACGCATCATCCACATCTGGCGCATTGTCTACAACACAGCAATTTATCCCCTGCTGCCGGAAATACCTTTCAAGTTCTCCCCAATCCGGCAGGGTAAACACTTTGGTAATTCCCCACTCATTCCCCTGGACGCAGTGGAGAACTTTTCCGATGTCCACACCAAGGATATTGAACCTGGCCTTTTTCTTCTGTTCCTGGCAGTTCTGTAGGATAATATGACGGCTGACAGAGTTGGCTCCCCCTATCACCGGCAGCCCCAACACAAAGTTGTAAAAATACTCCTGCGATTTGGTCTGCTCCTGCTCGATAATCTCTGCAGCAGTTATCCAGGGTGCAATCAACTGGGATATATGGTACCCTGACCAGTCCCTGCCTGGGTACTCGGCCACCCACTCGCCGTTGAGCCTGGCATCATCATCAATAATCCCCTTGCACTTGCGGCAGATGTAACATTTCCGCTCCTGGCATACGTTCTCCCAGTAGTCCAGGGGCTGCCACTCTCCGCAGTGGGAGCATTTCACATGCCATTGCTTTTTGTCTGACCGCTGCCAGTACACATCAACCCCCACATTAGGGCGGCTGGGGTTTGAGAATATCCATTCACCCTTGAACTGGCTATGGGCCAGCCGGCTGTGATAAGTCTCCACCTTGCCAATGTCTGATCTGTCAAGCTCATCATGGAAGTTGATGTCGCTGGTAATCATAATCCCCTTACTCTGGCCTTTCGTCCCCCTGGTAGAAAATGAATGATTCCCCTACCTGTTTTTGATAGATGTTATCGGTCATTCCGATCAAAGTTTCCTGGATAACCGGATTCTTTTCAATAATCGGATTTACCTTAGATCTCACAAAGGCCCTCACATCATCATCAGTGGGTAAAGTATGGATGCAGTTGTAACCCCTTTTGGCTGCCATGTAAAACTCTTTCAGGATGGCCGCTGTCGAAAGTCCCACCTGGGTACTCTTCATCACACACAATTTCGGGGATTCGTCCCGGTATATATCCAGCAGGAACCGATGGTGTGCAAATTCCATCGGCTCCCCTTTCTCGTTCGTTATCCCCTGCCCTTCCACCCAGGCAATGATATCTTTGTCCTGGGCTTCCAGCTCGAGGAGCAAGAGCAACTCTTTTTCTTCTGCAGCAGTCAAGGCCATATTACCCGCCCCGTTTCTTCAGGAGTTCAGATATTCGCTCTTTCCTCTCTTCCGAGGAAAGTTCTGCCGTTTCAATTGGCCCGCCGTCTTTGCCGGTGATTTCATGGTTGAATCTTTCTCTGTACTTCTCCGGCCGGACACCTTTCAGCAGAAAGATCAGGAGGGTATCGGAGTATTTCTGCACGGTTCCGACTTTTTCTCCCTGGTAGAACACAGGTTCTGATACACCTTCAACAGCTCTGCGCCGGGCCTCCTGCTCCAACCTGTCAGCCGCTTTTTCTTCAGCTTCGGCCATGGCAGCAACAAACTTGGGGTCTCTATCTTTCCAAATATATATAGTCGATCTGTCTACTCCTGCTAACTCTGCTGCCTGGCTGATATTCCCTACCTCTGAATATGCCACCAAGAAAGCTCTCTTTTTTCCATGCCGAATATTGCCGAATTCCTTTTTTTNTCTTGCCACTTTCACCACCTCCCTTTTGTTTATTCAAATTTTAAAGAAACGGATTTCACATAAATATCTCCCTTTTGTCTTTTTCAAAAAGGGAGTATGTTATTTACTAAATCTTAGTTATATATCTTTAAAGATCTATTCTTAGATCTAGATCTATTCTTAGATAGTGGGTAAAATCTGAGCCATTGATATAGGCTCAATTCTTTACCATTGATATCAAAGGCTCAATTCTTTACCATTGACCTGTAATTATTCAAGTATTCGATAGGCCGTTATGTGTTTTTTTGACTTCTTGCCTGTTTCAGAATCAATCCAGTGCATAAAAGATACCTGAACTAATTCAGATTCTATCAATTCCTTTTTTGCTCTTTTCAGTGTAGGCAAACTGAAGCCGGCATCCTTCGCTAGATCATTATTGGAGCGAAAGAAAAAATCTTCCTTATTCCCGCTGAATCTATGCTCTAACTCGTTTAGCACAACATAAAGCCACTTTGCATTTATGGATAATTTCTGAAATTCGGGATCGTGAAATAGTTTCGTGACAGTTGGAGAAAAAACCTATCCTTTCTCTTCATGCATATCCGCCCTTTCATGGCTTCGACAAAACAGCAGAGGAACCAGGGGACGGATCTCCAGCTCTCTGCTGCCCTGCCTCAAGCGGTCCTGGCCTAGACCGCAGCCAAATAAAAAACACCCCAACCACCGGCTGGAGTGCCTCTATATATTTGTACTTACTACCATCTTACCACAGCTTTTAGTAATTGCTTCGTATACGAAGAATAATTATTTTAAACTTTTTTAGGTGAATCGCTCAAACCCGCACCACTAAGCCATTTCTGGCGACAAAAACATTTGCAAATAACCCTTGACATAGCTTGCTAGCTAGCGTATAATGGGATCAAGAAATATAAAAGGAGGGTTTTCAAGATGGCTAGCGTGTATGAGATTGTTACCGGAAAAATTATTGAGAAGCTTGATCGGGGATCATTCCCTGGCGCAAGCCTTGGAACAGTAATCCNNCGTAAATTGGGTAACACAAAAGCCTTNNCGGGTCTAAACCAGATGCTCCTTGACCCCGGCGAGTACCTGACATTCAACCAGGTAAAAAAGGCTAAAGGGAAAGTCAAGAAAGGAGCAAAGAGCGAGATCGTTACCTTTTACAAACTGTTTGAGATGGATGATCAGTATGACGAAAACACTGGCGAAAAGAAGAAAATCCCGCTGTTGAGATATTACNGGNTTTCAACGTCCAGGACTGCGAAGGAATCGAGCCAAAACAGCAAGAACCGGAAACATACCGCCACAACCCGATTGAGGAAGCAGAAAAAATAATTGAAGGCTACCAGGATGCACCCCTGATAACCTTCGCACCGAACCGGCTTTTTACGTCCCGATAGATGATACTGTCAGTATACCACACAAAGAGGATTTTCAAAATATCGAGGATTATTACAACACATTTTTCCACGAACTCATCCACAGTACAGGCCATGAAAAACGACTGAACCGCAAAAGCATAACCTCTCTGGCANCATTCCGCAGTCACGAATACAGCCGGGAGGAACTTGTTGCCGAAATTGGCGCAGCTATGCTCTGCGGGCAGGTAGGGATTGAGAAGGAGACCCTGGAAAATACCGTTGCTTATGTGCAGTCCTGGCTGTCTGCACTAAAAACGATAAGCAGATGGTCATATATGCAGCAAGCCAGGCGCAGAAGGCGGCAGATCATATCCTGGGAATCCCGTCCTGATGAGACCCGCTGGCTACGGGCCGAAACCTCCCTTCAGGAGGTCGACGGAAGCCCAAAANGGTGGCGNCTAACCGCCAGGCCTCCGGCGAATCCAAACCGGGGGAGGACGAAGAGTGGGTGCAAATAGTGGAGAGGGCAGCCCTGACAAAAATACAGCGTGAACGACGTATATCATCAGAGTTGCACTGGGGAAGCCGACCAGAAANGNAGCGACATAAAATNNAAAAGGATTTCCAGGTCCAGCTTTCAACCCAAGATTGCAATTCCCACCTGGCAGGCCCTGGGACGAATACGCTAAGTCCAGCGGGNCAGTCCAAAAGGCCAGCATCGTTGAAGCGGCTCTCAATGAATTACCTGGAGGGGAAGAAAAATGAAAGAGATATACTAAAAAAAGGAACTCTCAAAGGGTTCCCGCTGACTACAAAACAGTGATTAACGGTGTAAGTGCATATTCTGGAACCTAAGCAAAAAAACCGGGCTACCTGCCTAGTCCCGGTAAAAATAAAGGGGGTTTAAACTATGAGGCATCATCGAGAAGTGGCGATAAATAAAAGGCGGCAGCTTCTCCGAGGGAAAACAATTCTCCGAAGACCAAGGCCCGGTGGAAGTCCTTCTGGAAACTACTGCCAGAAGCAACCGGCCTGTCTGTTCGTTTCATCGAACTGGCTGCACCAGGTGGCGAGGTGATCCGTATGGGTCTAACTATCCTTCACCGGCCACCGTTTTCAGAATTTCGCTCCTACCTTGCAAGAATGGCGCAGGTTGGAGCGCAGGGACAGGTTTTACCGGCTCATGAGAAAACCACGGCAAGCAGGAACATCCTGCGGAACAGGGAACAGAACCAAGCCACCGGGTAAAACAGTATACCACACCAGGGGGGGCCTCCGAAAGGGGGGGCCCCCCCTTATTTGAACCAATGGTAAACATACGTGATAGCTTTTTGCAGCCATAACCGTTTAGCCACAAAACTTCTTTTCTTGCATGCCGAGCTCCGCCATTGCTCTTTTGCTCTCCTTGTTCCAATGCTTCAACCTTTCCGAATATATTTCATTCTCATAACTGGATAACAAAACTGGACCTGGTGCTGTTCTACATAGATCCAGCAGTTCAAGGTGTTCCTCATCGGTCATTTCGTGGGCATATATATTGGCGGTCCTGGTGCTCATCGGATAATGGCGGATCGGCATATATGAGGACATTATCAAAGCGTACCGTTTAATAATCTTGTCTGCCGGCTCATTTTCGATCTGTGCTTGTTTTAGCCTGCTAGTCACCGCCAAAATTCTCTGAGGCACCTTCGACCATACTGGGGGCAACTCTGCTTCCGGCCATGCAACATCGCTTTCTCCAAGCCCAGTACCCCCCCCCGTCCTTTGTCCAAATGCTTTGCCAGCCACCGAACCAAAAACCTTGCGGCATCTTCAAGGGAATCCCCCCCGTCCTGTCATGACTTCTCCAGATACTCATCCCGTGCCCCAGTCATTTCTATGAGTTGCAGCCAATTCCTTCAGCCCTGGTCCTAATCATTTTTAAATAACAGGTTTACTACTTTGCCATCCATGCTCCAGGCATAAACCCCCAATATCCTTTTTACTATGCTCCATTTTGCGCCAGGGTATTTAAGCACCGGTTGTATCATTTCACCAGCCCCTTTTTGGCAGCCAGAATCACCCCATACCCTACAATCCGCTGCCACCACTTATCCACCGAATCAACCCCAACACACCAATCTTTATTCAATCTCCGGCTGACTTCTTTCGACAGCTCTACAGCGATCAGCCACCGCACCGGCCTACCCTTTACCCCTACCTTGTATTTTCGCTTCAGGCTCAACAGTATCTGCATTTTCCAGGGAATCCGCTGCTCAACCTCTTCCGCCAGGGCAAGCCACCGCTCCGCCTCCTGGAGGTCCCCCAGCTGCGCCCCCTTCTGCCCTACCGTGTCGCTTATTCCTGCTTTCACCGGCACACAACTTCAGAAAGAGGGGGGGGGAGAAGATTCAAGGATCTCCTCCCGTACCTCTTCATACTGCTGTTTCCTCTCCTCGTACCACAGGAAGCCAACCAGCCACAATCCGGCGATCCCGTGCTACCTCTTTATCCAGGGGTTTGCTCACCTAATCACCACCCCCGTCCCCATCTGCCGGATCACCCTTTTGATTCGCCGGTAGCTGTCATGTCTCATCAGTTCCACGGCTTCCGCCAAAGGTGATCTCCGGCTTGTTCTGCTGCACAAGGGTAAAATCAACGGCCAACAACCCCGCTTGCTTTAACTTATCTACCACCCCACGCCTGGGTGACTTGCAGATATTCAAATACTGTGATCAATTGCGCTCCCCCTCCAGGGATTCTTGTATACCCTTATTTCTTCTCCTGGTCCCCGCTGTGACTACATAAAGCCCCTCGCTCTTCTTTCCTATATCTCCGAAACCTGGGAATTTTCTTCCCGCCGTTCCGGTTACATCTCATGCCCCACTTTATTTTGCATTTCCACTCTTCCCGGCATTTTCGGCATACATCAGGTTGCATATTTATTCACCTACCTCATACTCCTGTTCAAGCACATACAGCAGGGCTTCTGCTGCCGCTTCTCCTGGCGTTTCTCTTACAAATAACCCTTGTTTGCGACATTGTATTTTCCAGATAGTTATTCTCCACCTAGCGTATTTTACTAGCTCAATTTGCCAACCCCGCTTTTCTATTTCCGTCAGGAGTTGATCTAGCCTGGGAATCCATATATTTTTTTCTAGGGGATCTCCGTGCCCAGTCGGATCATAATCAACCGCCCTTAAATATTCAGGATAGTCAGGCTGTATCCACAAGTCACCCGTTTCTGTTTCCCACTCCAAACCCGCTTCTTTTAACTTTTTTGCTGTTTCAAGGCTTATCACGCCTAATCAACCTCCCCTCTTTTTCTTCCCAATACCACTCTGACATAAGCCTTCCGCAGTATTTACATCGCCAGCTTTTCATCCCGTCTGAATGGAGCACGGGGTATAATTCGCCACGCTTGCAAAGGGGGCAGATGAGGGTCATTCCCCCTCATCCCCTGTACGCAGATCCTCACAGTCCTGGCAAGCATCATCTACTTTCCCGGATATACCCCCACCTGGACACGGCTTCCAGCATTCAGGGCATTCCTCATCTGTTCCTTTCCAAGGGCATTCACACCTAGCCACACCTTTCACCTCCCCTGAACATAATCTTTCCCGTGTAAGGCTTTACTTCCATCCAGGCCAGATATTCAGCAGGGCCTAAACCTAGAAATATATCCTTCTTTGAATCGTAGTAGGCTATCTCAACAAATTTGCTTAGGTCAATACACACTAGGTATTGCCCGTCTTTTTCCGGCGGATCATCTCCGNAAATAGGGAGACTTCCAGATCGTACGATCTTTTTCGATGCGTTCAGGCATTGGTGCCCAGGCAACCATGCCAGGCATCCATTGACCATCAAATGTCCAACCCCTGCTTATAAATCTCCTTCTGTTCGCCATTTAATGGGTCTTCCATTAGCCATCCCTCTCTACCTCCCCGTACTTCCTAAACCCAGATTCCCCCGCTCGGTATCCGGGAGATCGCCTTCCACCATCTCTACTTCCGGTAGTTTCAGGATCACCAGTTGCGCTATCCTTTCCCCTCTGTCTATCTTCTTAACATGGTTGTTTTGGTTGGTGATAATTGCGAATATCGACCCAGTATATCCCGCATCAATTGTTCCGGAATGGCAGAGCACCCCTTGGGCTGCCATTCCGCTCCTGCCTGTCACAAAACCCACGTAACCCGCAGGGGATACACACCCTCAAATTAGTCTGTACCGGTGCCGTTTCCCTTGCCCTTAACCATACGTTTTCAGTCGAGTACANNTCATATCCTGCGTCANTCTTATGGGCGTGCCTGAAAGCAGGAAGAATCCTTCTNAACCCACTGATAAGGTATTTTCACTTTGTCACCTGTCAGCTCAACTTTAGTCGGTGATTTCAATGTATGCATCCCTCCAACGCCAATTTTCAGAGGTAAACCTCACAACAAACAGGTCCGATCTGCAACCCCACACAGTATGTTCCAGACACCGATATGACATATGCTCTCAACAGCGCCCAATCAGTCCAGTCAACCCAAGCGTGAAACCGTTTCTTTGGCATGCTTTCACTCCTCCATAAACTCAATATCAGGACAATCCTTCAGCTTCATCAACAACAACTTTTTCCGAATCACATAATCACGGGTTTTATAGCCCTTCGTTTCAATAATCTGAACTGTTCCATCTTTCAATACCACCAGGAAATCAGCAGTGTACTCCACACCCGTATTTTCTTTCCCTGGTACTCAAAGTCAGGGATAAGCTCAAACTCCGGTTGTAGGTGTATTTCTACTATCTCCCCAGCACGCAGCAGGAGATTCAGTTCCTGGTATTTTTTAGCTTCTTTCTTGCTGTCGAAGGTTATGCCATCTACAACTGTTTTTCTAGCGTTATATTTGTTTTTGGGCTGCTCTATCCCCCAGCTTTTTTGAGTTGTTCACTGCTTAAACGGGTCATTTCGGCACCTCATTCCACTCTCTACCATCCAAGATACGTTCGGCGGTCTTTTTCCCGACGCGAAAAAACTGCCCGCGGTCCATGCTAAAGGTGCGCATCTGGATCAGTCCTCTTCGACCAACATTCCTTCTTGTGTATCCACAGCCAACCAGGCTCTTTTTGAACCGGACACCTGTAACCCTCTCC